TACAATCGATAAGTTTAGGTATACTATAGAAAAAGAACAATCCATCTTTGAAGATACTGTAACTTATGACGGAAATCCGAAAACAATTGATTACTCATCAATTGAGTTTCAAAACCGCCCTGTCATTACACTACAGGCAGTAGACACAGCTACTGCACAAACAGCTGTAGTAACTACAGGCACAAAAGACAGCGTTTCTTTTAGACTTTATGATATTGAGAATAATGCGTTAGCACCTACAAATCAATCCATACAGGTACAAGTAACGGCAATAGGAGTATAACTTAATGGCAACTGTTGACTCAAACACCTACGTTGAACCAACTGCTGGAACCTCACTAAACAACTCAAGGACTAACTTTAATACGTCTTTGCGCTCATTGTTGACCAACTTTAAATCTTCAGCTATTCCTTCTGGGCAAAATATTACTATTTCAGGAGTAGCTACTGGTGAGCAAGACGGTATGTTGTTTAGAAGTGAGACAACAAATGCACTTTATATCTCAGATTCTGTTCATGTTAAGTCATCTCCTGTAGGAGGTAACTTTACTCGTGTAGGCATTGGCAACAGAGTTGAGAACGGTATTGTTGCCCTAACAGGAAATGTAGCAAGTTATGAGATAGGTGAATTAGTTGCTACAGTGTCTGCTTCTGGAGCTCTTTCTGGTAACGCAAGACTATATTTAAACGTAGCCAATAATGGAACTATGGCAGATTTTATTGATGTGGGTATCCCACCTACTAATGGTTCTGTTACAAATACCATGATAGCTCTTTCAACTATCACAGCAGATAGAATTAAAGATGGCAACGTGCTACTGGCTAAAGCTGATTTTACAACTGGCACAGGTGATGGGGGTGTAGGTGCTGCTGCAACTCTTAAAATATCATCAACTTCTGGAGCTGACACTTCTATCGGACTTAGCACTCGTAATACATCAGCAAACGTAGCGATTGTACATGTTGATGGAGGTACAGGAGTTCTTTCAGGCCTAAAAGTAATTAATCAGGCGTCTAACTATATTCCAGTCACCTCTAATTTAGCTTTACAGTCTGCTATTCAAGGTGGTCAGACCCAGCCTGTCCCAGTAGTTCCTGCAGGTTCTATAATAGCTTGGAGTGGTTCTTCTGCTCCTTCTGGCTATCTTTTGTGTGATGGGACTGCTGTCTCAAGAACTACTTATGCTGCTTTGTTTGCAGTAGCAGGCACTGGTTACGGAATTGGAGATGGGTCAACAACATTTAATACCCCTGATTTAAGAGATAGGCTACCTTTAGGTAAAGGAACTAATAATAGTACGCTTGGAACACAGACAGGGTCTATGAGTGCTTCTTCTGTAGTAACCACTGCTGCAGATGGTGATGGTGATTTGACTTTAACTACAACTGCATCTGATCCTCTCACTAGTGGTAGTAAAGATGTTACACAACTTGCCCTAGTTACTGGAGTGACTCAGGCTTCTCATACTCATGCTACTACTATCCCAACCTCTGTAGTAAATTATATTATTAAAACGTAAAGGAAATAACATGGAATACTATAAATTTCATATTGATGAAGACGATGCTAAAACTGTATATTGTGTGTATCGAGATCTATCAAAAGGTAAATCAGCTCCTCGACTAATTCGATCTTTTCCTCTTGATATTATTGGAGAAAAAGAATCTAAACTTCTTGAAATGGTTCAGGGTGATATAACTGATGTTTACTATGAAGAATTTAATGGAGAAGTCAGAGCTTCTGAAGTTAAATGGTTTTTAGGTGATATCGAACATAGTTCAGAGGAAGACATTGATTGGATTAAAACATTTGTAAAATGCGCTTGCGTTAATGAAGATTATGATGATTTGATTGCTCCACCAACTATAGATCAGCAAGTAGAAGACTTTATCAAAGAATTTTTTGATGAAGAAGAATTTGAAAATGAAAAACCTTTAGAACAAAAAGACTTTTTAGCAGAATTTTTTGCGGAGCTTGAAGAAGACTCTGAGTAAGGATGTATAAATGGCATTAACTCGTATTACAACATCATCTATAAGTTCGAATTCTATTTCAGCTGATAAAATGCAGAACGCCGCTATTCAGGCAAGGCATTTTCAAACTGGTACGATTACTCTTGACTTAATGGATGCTAACGCTAACGTTGCAGCAGCCGCGATTAGACTTAATGCCAATTTAGATATTGTTCAAGATAATGTTTCAATAAATCAAACTGCTATCAACACAGTTCATTCTAATGTTGTAGCTGCAGAAGCTAATGTTGTATTAGTACGTTCAAATGTAGACTCATTAGGAACATTTGCAAATACTATTTTAGATACAAAAGCAAACGTATCTGCAACCTTATTTTTAGCCCGTGCTAACGACCTCGCAACTTTTACTCATATAAGTGCTAATCTTGATATAGTTCAAGACAATGTAGCTAATATCATAGACGGAACCACCCCTTTCAGTGATGCCGTCACAATGAATGATGACCTCACAGTCCAAGGAAACTTGACTGTAGCTGGAACTTTTGCCAACTTAGCTGTAACTGACTCTTATACAGATGATCGAATGATCATGTTAGCAAATGCTTTTACAGGGTCTCCCTCGTTAGATGTTGGACTATTGTTCAATAGAGGCAATCAAGGTAATGCTGCTTTCTTCTACGATGAATCTGTTAATAGTTTTAAATTAGCAGATACTAAAGATCCAAATTCAAACACCTCTCTTTCTCCTGTTTCTTTATCTAACTTAGCATTAGGTAAGCTAAGTTATGATGGCACTGATCTTAGCACAGCTATAGTTGATAATAGATCAGGAGCTATTTCTTCAGTATTTGCAACAAACCTAACAGCTTCTCGTGCGTTATCTTCCGATGGTTCAGGTAAGATTGCAGCCGCAACAACAACACTAGTCGAGCTTAATCACTTATCTGGTGTTGGTAGTGCGGTTCAAACACAGATAGATACAAAAGATAGTATTGCTAATGTATCTTCTGCTAATCTAGCCCTGCATGCAAATGATTTTGTAACTTTTACTAGACTTAACGCTAATATTAACGTAGTATCAACAAATGTTGTAGCTGCAGAGACTAGAGTTAATGCGAATCTTGATGTTGTACAAGATAATGTTGAAGCAAGAAACACACAGGTAAATGCTAACCTTGATATTGTACAAGATAACGTTGCTGCTCTTTCTGGTGGTGCAATCTTACTAACTCCTTTTTACAATGTAAATACGTCTTCAGGAAGTTCTAACGTATTTTTCTTGGGTAAACCTATAGGTACACCTGATAATGTTATTTATGTCGCTATTGATGGTGTTGTTCAAACTAAAGACGTGCCTGGTACTTCAAATAATGACTTTATTGTAACAGTAGCAAATAATACAATCGCATTTACAGATACTAGCATCCCCGCTGGCTTAACTATTACTACTCAAATCGTATTCTAATGAGACAAATAAAACAACTTACTACTGAGCTAACATTTAGATGTAATGCTAAATGTCCTGCTTGTCATCGTTGGAAACCTCTTCGTGTAAACCTAAACGATCCTCAATATACTATTTCTTTAGAACGTTTTCAACAACTGTTTAATCCAGACCTACTAGATAATCTTGAGTGGTTAGTTCTAAACGGAAATTTTGGCGATTCTATTATGAATAAGCAGTTTCGTGAAATCATTTCCTATGTTAAATCTCGCGGAACAAGATTACTTATACATACTAACGGTGGTATTCATAATAAAGACTATTGGACAGATGTAGGCAATATTCTAACTAAAGATGACATCATAAATTTTGATTTAGACGGTCTTCAAGATACTCATCATATTTACAGAATTAATACTGAGTTTGATAAAGTTTTAGCAAATGCTAAAGTTGTTATAGATTCTTCTGATGCTCAAGTTCATTGGAAGTATATTGTTTTTGAGCATAATAAACACCAGGTAGAAGAAGCACGTAAGATCGCTAAACAAACAGGCTTTACAACTTTTTCTACTGTTAAAACATCTCGTGATGTGTTTGCTCCTAAAACAGGACAGTTTGTGCACTCTAAAAAAACTCGTGAGTATGAAGAGGCAGAGAGAAAAATACATTGTGTTTGGGGAGATTGGGGTAAGTGGTATATATCTCCTAATGGTTTAGTGTTTAGGTGTTGTTGGACTGGTGGTCATTATTTTGATCAACAGAATGATCGTTTTTATTATCCTCCAGAGTTTGAACGATTATTTAATGGTTTTGAGGTTCCCATTCAAAAAATTATACAGTATAATTATTGGAATAAGCTTCAACAGTTTTTACAAGGATATGACAGATCTTTTAAATTGTGTAAATCGCAATGTGGTAAAATTGTATCATCAATTGAAAAAACTGAAGAAAATCTAAAAACAGGTACTAAAGCAAAAATAGATGCTAGTAACCAATGGGGAAATTAATGAAAACAGTAAGCAAAATTGGAAAATTTAAATTTTTAAGATTCCCTAATCAAGGTATTAGACGGAATGAGAAGATTAGAAAACTTGCCACCACAGGAAAATTAGGGTATTCTACTCTTGAAAATTACATTAGTAAAGAACGTAAGCTTGGGTATCCGATTAAATATTCCAAGCCTATTGGTTTTAAAAGGAAATAAGATGAAAAAAGATGGACATACAGATGTAGCTTCTTCTCGTAGAATGTGTAAAACAATTATTGAAGACGCTAATGATATAGTCAACGCATTACCACAAGATATGGAAGCATCACTTCCAACTTGGTGGACTAATAAACTTGCTAAATGTTCTGCTATGATGAATGGTGCTCGCGATTATTTAGTATACTCTACTGACACCCCCTCATCAACATCAATGCCGTTTACTTTAGAAGAAGTTCCAGCAGATCAAGTTGTTGTAGGTGATTTTAAAAGCAAGCATTTTGATATTTGTCCCTCTGCTGTGGCTTTATATAAAGATATTGAAGTTTCTGATGAAGCGATTGAGTCAGCTATGCTACATGATATGTTATTTAAGGTAGAAAAGAAAGCAATTGCTGCTGATACGGCTACTCAAGAAGAGGTTGATAAAACTCAACACTATGCTGATATGATTATGGAGTTAGCAAAAGAGATGAACATGGTAGATGAGCACGACTACGTAGAAGATGTTCATATGGCAAAAATGAAAGAATTAGCTGATAAAGATACTGAAGAGGAAGATGATGACATGCTTCCACCATCTGCTAAAATGGTTCTTATGGAGGACTGTTAATGCCTCTTAAGCGTGGTAAGTCTAAAAAAACCATATCAACAAATATTAAAGAGCTAATGAAAAAACCCTCAAAAGCTCGTGCTAAAGGTGTAAGTACTTTAGCAAAAAAACAAGGTATCTCACGTAAAGAGGCCCAACGCCGACAAGCAGTGGCAATAGCACTTAGCTCGGCAGGCAAGAAACGTAAAAAATAAATTTTGACATTATAATGTTTGTTTGTGATAATAAATCATAAATAACCCCTCAAGGAGAAAAAACTATGGCTATAGTAGATAAAAGAGGAACCGACGGGTTTCCAGCAGTAATTTCGGATATTCCGACCGCTGCTCTTACCCAAGGCGGTAACGAAGTACACATGTACGCAGGTACATACACAGCACCCACAGGTGTTGTAGCATCTGATTACGCATACATCGGTGTTGGTGATGCAGAAGAAATTATTATCAGTGGTGATATGACCATCGCTGATGGTTCAACTGGTCAAATTACTTTTAAGAATGTCACATTCCAAGGTGCTGCTGATACAACAGCAACAGGAGCAGCATGTATTACTAAAGAAGGTAATACAGCAGTGACTTTAAAATTTGAGAACTGTATTTTTACCAACAATGACTTTGGTGTGAATCAACAAGCAAACTTGACCTCACATGCAGCTGCTGGTACTAACGGAGTTGAAATGTGGTGGTGTGATGCTTCAGGTGTTGATCGTGCAATCGTATCAAATGCTAACTCAGAAATCAATTACACAGCATTGAATACTTCAAGCAATACATATTACTTAGTTGGTAACGACACCCTAAACGGTGATCCAGCTCATACAGTTACAGTTCGTGCTTCCACATCTGGTGGCTCTAACTCAGGTAACATGACAGAAACAGTGCTAGCACTGATTTCCTAATTTAAATAAAGGAGAATAATCATGGCAATGATTTCAAAATCTGCAAAACAACCAATGGAAGGTATGTCTTCT